TATAGTCCTTTCTCATAAAAAAAAGGGGGGCTCACCATGGCCCCCCGCGCACTTATTAAGTAAGTGACCCTATGGTATTTATATCAGAAGGCGAAAGTAGCACCTACTTTAGTAGCTACATTGTCTGATGCGTCAAAATCCCAAGTTGTTTCACCGAACAACTCAAAGCCGCCAAACACTTCATATGTGGCACCAAGATTGACTTTTGGGTCGTCAAACGCGTTGCTCAATTGAAACTCTTCATTGTTATAAACTGGCAAGTCCATATCAGCTGACAAGCCAATACCAAACATTGAATAACCGATTTCAGGAGTTACCTTTACACCGAAATCATCTACTGCGTTACCTGCAGCATCGTTAATTGTGTATGCTGCTTCTGATGTTACACCCCAAGTGATGCCTGTTCCACCGATCTCATTAGCTGAGACTGATGTTGCCGTTACTAAAGCGGCTGCTGCGATTGCTGCGATTTTCATTTTCTTTTTTCCTAGATTAAATTAAACATTATAAAAGTTGCCACTTTTCTGTTGCTAGGTAAGTGGCCAACCCCCTGTGATCATGCCGCTAAGGCAAATCCAGATGGTGCAAAATTGTCGTTTGCATTTGTGTTTGTAAACTTGAATACATGTCGATCCTAGTTCAGCCCCATAAGAAACACACTTATCTAAATGTGTTTATGGTGGAGCTGCTCGGTACTGCTCGGTACTGCCCCGAGGTCCATACATCCGTTATTAACGCTTACATCTTATATATTACTTTATAGCCAATACTTTGTACATAGCTTTCAACAATGTATCTGTCCTGTGATATAATTATTACACTTCCGTTCTCGGTATAAGCGTAATACTTATTCTTCCTTTTCACTATCGTGGATATAGAGTTGGATGAGGGCATAGTGGAGAACTTTCATTAAATCTTTACGGGCGTCATCACGACTACCTTTTTTCCCATAACGATTTGAATACTTGTCGACATTTCCCATGCAAAAACCTGTGCCATGACCACGTTCAATGATTACTTCTGTTGATTGAAATTTATTTGTGGCGTAATGCCCATCATATGTAGCATCGATATATGCTTGAAACTCATTAATCAATGCGCCTTCGTTAAATTTATATTCTACATTACTTATTTCTTTTGCCATAATTCAAGCTTCTCCATTATATTTATTCTTTGTTCTTCACTATAAGAAGACCACTCAGTGATCTCCTGAGAAGTGCGTTTACACCCTATGCACGTACCAGTAAATGCATCAATTTTACATATCTGAGTACAAGGACTAGATGCTTTTACTAATCCCAAGTGCCGTCCCACACATAAAACACGTGTTTATCAATTATTTTACTTACTTCCATTTGATCTGCCCACACCGGATTCACATACGTAGCGTGATAAAATGTAGCTCCCTTTGTAGGATCATCTACGTTTCCTATCATCACATCTCTGGCAATAGCCCGAGCTTGCTTCCACGATTTGTTTTCTTTGGGCGTCTGATCTTTAATCATAAACGTCCAACTAAACTGCTTTGGTTGGTAGACTACATCACATATGCTATTAGGCCATTCCTTATGCTCTACTCTATTCATGGTAACATGGGCAACAGCGATTTGGCCTTCAATGACCTCGCCGCGAGCCTCGTGATATATATTCATCGCCAAACAATTTTGGCTTTTAGGATCTATATCGGGTTGACCACCCATAGAAAGAGTTATGACAAGTGCCCCAGTTAGTACTGACATAGTTAATAATCCGCTTGTTATGTTTAAAGTTCTTGACATAGGATATTTATAAACCTTACAGTCCTAGAACACGACCTGCGTGTTCTTTTAAACCCTTATAGGGATTTTCAGTTAAAAACTCTGCAATCTGCTCGAAATAAAACGCAGATTTTTCCTCGCCTTCAAGTTCTAAAACTCCGGCGCATTCACTCATGAAATCAATAACTTCACGCAGAGCAACACGGCCATCGTTTCCCATGGCCGCTTTATGTGATTTACCTTTACGCTGCATTAGAAGGTTCCTCCATTGTAAGTTCAGTCCTCCAGAGATCATGTTGAAGTTCCATCTCAGCTTCCATCCTTTCAATGTTTTGCTGAAGATCGTCAACAATATCAAGCAGTTCAATTAAAACAGTGGCACGACTATGGCCAAAATTATGAGAACGACGAACAATGCTCATCAATTTCTTTCTCATCATCAATGCATCTTGAATATCATTTACAATAATCATTACGCTACTTCCTCCATATTATAAACTAAATTAGCGGCTGACATTTCAGGCTTAAATCCGATTTCTTTGAAACCGTAGTTAGCTACAACCATTGCATTACCTTCTACATCAACGATGATATCACCGACTGAAAGTGAAGACATACGTGAGAAACGTGTAATCGCTGACTCAGGGCCAATGTTACCGATTTCAAAGCAATGGTCAGGAGTTTCAGCACGAATATCAGAAACATGAGTATAAAGACCATCTGTAAGAGCTTGATCAGCGATACCAGAAATGTTATTTCCGCTAAAATCAAAGTTCATCTCTGTTTTAGCTTCACGCTTAGCGTTAGTTTCGCCAGCATTGATGGCTGCGATATCTGCTTTAGAGTATTGAATTTGCCAAACTGTAAAAATCATGTTATTATCTCCATTTGATAATACCATCCTACAGCATATTAAAAGCAATGTACACAAAAAAGCGCCGATCGAAATCGTTTAAAAACAACAACTTGTAAAATAAATTTATTTAAACTGCTTTAATGCTTGTAGAATGTATCTTCTATGCAGTCTATATTCTGCCACTATCTGAGCAAATGATTTTTCTGTCATACTAGAAACTCCGCTAAAGTTGCTTTTTGTTGTTTTGCTTCAAGCGCTTCAGGGCGCCAAATATCAGGATACATAGGCTTATCATTTTTATCCATCATATAATAACCTGAAGCATTTTTAAGACCTCGGCCAGAACGATCGAGATTATTTAAAAACCTGATATAGATGCATAAGGTATCTTCGTGTGCCACAGCATTTGTACCAAGGTTTTCTGTAAGATCTGCTAGTGCTCGATCGTGATATTCTACTTGACTCATCCCTTTTGGCTTTCGAAACATTTGTTCGATTGCTTGTCTAGCATTATTACCACAATATAAACTACTATTAGGATCTACATATTGTGGATGATACGTAGCAATGTCTGCAATGGCTTGTGCATATGGAAAGTTCCAACGACGAATCCCGTTGTCTATATTTTTCTGGTTAAGTCTATCAGTTAAACTCTTTTGTTCAAGCGGTGGATTACCTGCATTATAGTTTTCTTTAAGATGTTCTGTCAGTTCGCCCATTAGTTCTAAACCAAAACTCGTTATATGTTCAGGAAGATTCATACCTTTCTTCGGAGTAGGGTTCTGGTTACCAATAGTAGAAAACATCTTTTTACCAGCTTTTTTCCACTGCTTCATAAGATTCGCCATCTCATCTGCAGTTTCATACATTCCGAAATGACTAACTATGCTATGATGATATCCGTGCCATGGTTTGCCAGCATAAAATCCTGATCCAGTACTACGATGCGTATAATAAGCAAACACATATTCTCGAAGAGTCCATTTATTTGTCACATATTTCTGAACTCGTTCTTGTACCTCTTTCGGCCTTTTTTTAAATACTATTTGATCAGTGCCGTGATTTAAATCTTGGTTTACGTTGTTGAATCCTTCATACGTTCTAGACACACAGTTGTAAGCAGGGATATTTTGCATTAACTCGTCGTTCACGTGTTCGTCAGCTTCAGGTCCAAGATAATCAGCATCGCCGATTAGGCAATTCTCTTCAAGCCATTTTGAACGAGGCCAGAAATAATCCACATAACAATCGTAATTTGGTCGTCTTTCTAATTCCATTACATAAAACTTTCTAGTGTGTTTTCGCTCTCACCCCAATTCATACGGCGATAAAACATAGGATTAAGATGTACTGATTGGGGTCTTTCCATTTTATCTATAGCATATTTTTCTTCATTCATATCATACCAAGCTTGAGGTG